CAGTTAAATGCTTCCTTAACTAGATTCGCTGTAAAACCTTTGTACTTATTATTTACTTTTTTGTTTACAACTGCAACTAGGAATTCAGCTTCTTCTGCTGATAGACCTTCTAGCATTTGAACAAATATCATTTCTCTTTTGTTTTGTGTTATGGTATTATCACCACCTTTTGTGAAAAGATATAATCTTTTTGCTTCTTGACTCAATAAAGTATGATCTGTACCTATTGGAGCGTCATTAGGTGTATATGGCACATTACCTTTTGGTAATAACCATTCTATATTAGGATCAAATGCACCTTTTAAAACCATTCTTAAAGATACTGAATCGTGATCTTGTAATACTTTTAATTTTCTAGGTTTATCTTTTGCATTATTGACTTTTGTAGCAATCTCACTCATTAAAGGTGGTACAGCTCTACCTGCGTCTTGTAGTGCCTGCATACCTCTTTTACTTGCTAGTGCTGGGTGTGATACAGGTTGTTGTAATTGTTCGTTTTGTGTTTGTGTTTGTTGTCTTACCATATCTGGATTTGCAATAGATCCATCTGGATTTCTTCTAATTATAACCATTTTTTTTCTCCTTAACAGTTCTTTCGAGTCTAAAATTCATCTATTGACTCAATTAAAGTTTTAAGTTTTTTGTTTATAAAATAACCTAGAATTTTATCTCTAGTTGCTACTTCAAAATTTTCAAACTCACGATTTATCTTGTCTTCTAATTCTTTAGGAATACAATTTAAATCTATTAATGTTTTATTTCTATCGTAGTTCTTTTGTTCTTCTTCATTAAAGGTAGGTACGATCTCATTGCACCATGCCTCTATCTTCTTTTTACTTAAAGGTCTTTGTCTTCTACCTTCAATAAAAACATTGTCGTCTGATAGCACGTTTGGTATACCATCGCTTCTATCACCTTTTAATATATGCTCTCTAATATATAGACTTGGGTTTTCACCTTGACCTACAAATTTATTAAGCACAGGATTATACTGTTTTATTCTATCATTATGTAATTGTATAAAGTCTTTATCACCTGACAGTATAAGTACCTTTTCATTAGTTCTTCTGCATAGGACAGCAATAATATCATCTGCCTCTACTGTTTCTACCTCTATAACTTTGTAAGGTAAAAATTGTTTAATTTCATTTTTAACTTTAGATAATAAATCAAATATCATTGTCCAGTCATGTTCAGACTTTTCTCTATTTGCTTTTCTACCTGCCTTGTAGTTAGGAAATGCTTGTCTTCTCCATACATTACCACTATCACAAGCAATAACCATCTGACCATATTCTTTTCTAAACTTCTTATTATGGCCTCGTAAACTATTTAGTACCATGTGTCGTATCAAGTCTTCACCTAATTCTAGGTTATCTCTATGTATCGTAACCATTAGGTTAGAAATCATTATCTGGTTTATATCAACGATAATCATACTATATTATAACACATTTCAATCTATTTGTCAACCTTTGGTTTAGTCACGAATACCTTACTATAATTCATATCAGTAACTTGTTTACCGTTAGGAAGTTTAGATATTTTAGAAATGGCATCTGTTATGGTTTGCATTGGATGTTTCTGACCAAAATCTCTTTTCAATAAACTCTTAATACTTTCAATTACAACTGATAAATCTCTTAAAAAAGATTCATTTTTCATTGTGACAGCGTTTTCTTGTAGAACATGAATTAAATCTAAAGTAAATTCTTCAACTAATTGTTCTATAAAGATATTTTCTTTTATTTTTTTAGCTTCTGCTTCACTTTGTTTATTTGCTAAATCTGTTTTAGGTTTCCTTACCTTGTGGGTAGGAAACTTTATAAGATTATTCACTATTTTCTTTTTCGTTTCTCTAGTTCTCGGTGTATCCATTTTACTGCTTGATATGATGTAGGTGCTCTGTTAATCATTCCTCTAATTTTCTTATGCACCATAGGGTTCACGTCTTCTCCATGTTTATTGTTATCTACTACTATAAAATTTCTTGAGCCAAATATTCGTTGTAGTCTTCCCATATTTTTTTGAATTTGTTTATGACTATTAATTACAATTGCGTCTGGTAATACTCTAGGTCTACTCTTATTTCTCTCTAGGGCGACTTCTAAAGTTGTGTTTACAAATACCATATGTATATCATAACCTATTGCTCTTAAATTCTGTGCCTGTTGTTGTATCTTTTCAACATCCCTTGCAGTACTGTCTATAATAATTCCTAATCTACCTTCAAGAGCCAGACCTAATTGCATACCTGCAATCTGTTTCGATTTTGATCTAATCTTATCTCTTTTGATGATTTGTTTTTCGTCATGAGCAGCAAAGTCTAGTGTCATCTTTTCTTTTTTTAATTTACTCTCAAAAGCAGCGTCACTATTAATTACTTTCAATCCCATACCTGACAATGCACTCTTTGATACAAATGATTTACCTGACCCAGGTCCACCTGCTAAAAAGAAAGCTTTGAATATAGAAGGATCATAGACACCTTCTGTTATGTATTGTTGAAATTTTCTCATACTACTATTTATGCGTAATTAAGTTAATAGGTTTATCAATTGGCATACCTGTTCTATTGAACCATCTATTGTCTGCTGTCTTATGTACAAATGATAGAGTACCGTCTTCTAGTTTAATTGATTTCTTTTCAATTCGACCTATGTATGTAGTACCGTTTTTCTGTATAAGAGTCAATGACTTATGAAGATTTTGATATATTCTATCAAAGGCAACAAACTTCGTATCGCTACCATCTTTATATATTTTATTAGTTTCGGGTATAGTATTAGACAATTTCGCCCTTGAAATTAACTTTACCTTTTTCTACAAAGTATTCTACTAATTGATTGTAACCACCTATAAGTTCACCATCTATCTTTATCTGTGGCATAGTTCTAACTTGTTTACCTACTGCCTCATATAATTCTTCAGGTGAATTGAAGTCTTTACCGAACATCTTTTCCTCATAAGTCAACCCAAGGCCTTTAACCAAGGCCTTTGATTTAACACAAAAAGTACAATTTGGTTTACTGTATATTGTTATTGTCATATTTTTTACTCTACTGTTGGTATCCCATCTGGATTAGTAATTATTACTTTATCGATAGCATTTTTAGCAAGTGTATCTACATCAACTTTGTTAGCATTTTTAGCGATGTATTCAGCAAGATAGTTAGCGTCACCTACACCCATTTTTAAACCAATATAAACTCTATATTCGCCATCTGGTGTTTCGTAAACTGCCTTCTCCCAAGATTCATAACCTTGAATCATTGTTTCCTTAACTACATTAACAATCACTTCTTCAACTTTAGATACAACTTCTTTATTACCTTCTTGACCTATTTCAGTAATATACAAGTCTGTTCTCTTGTTCATCTGACCTTCTAATTTGTCAGCAAGTTCAGCCTTTGCAATCATCATTGCCTTCTCAATTGCTAATTGTAAATCAGGACTTGATCCTTGACCTACTGCATAAACAAAAAGATCAGCATTTCTATTGAATACAAATCCTTTGTCAATTTTAGCGTCAATATACCATTGTGGTACTTGATTTAACACTCTTCCTTCTTCTTTTGCTTCTTGTTTTACTTTGTAGTTTGTGCTAGCACAATTTGTCAAAGTCAAAGCAAGTAAAGCGATTATTATAGTCTTCATCATATATTTATTTACTCCTTAACTTTCGTTATTATTTCGTGAGTTACCTCAATGACTTTTGCAAGATCAACGATCTCGGTAAAAGCACTCCATTGTGTTGTAATAATCACAATAGCAGCAATCCACAGTATTAATTTAAACATTACTGTTTCTCCCAAACACCATTTTCACTTAAACAAAGCATCCCAGGTGTTTTAAAAGGATGATTTGGTCTAGCATATGGTCTGCAATAAGCAGGTATACTAATTCCTGAATAATAAAACTGAGCAAATAGTTCCCAATAATTAGGACCATCATAACCGTCTTTACATTCTAATTTTTCTTCTTTAGATGTAGTGGTTACACCATTAACTTCTGTATTTGTAATTACAACTTTAATCATACAAGGATTTTCATTTAACCATTCTGATTTTTCACCACTCATTGCATAATTACCTAGTAATAATATTGTTATCATTATTAATGTTGCGAGTAATACAGGTTTCATTGGTTCTTTCATTATTGTATATACCATCTTCCGTCAGGCATTTGACACGCAACACCAAACTCATTTTCTCTTTGAATCCCATATAGTGGCCATTGTCTATCAATACTTACAACTGATTCATACTCACTACATTTAACACCTTTAACAAGATAAGTTCTATTTACTGTAATTGATCCCCAATTACCAGTTGTTTGACTACCCCAGGTTACATGACTTCTTTTACCTGGTGATGTATTTAAAGTATCTACGAATACTGCTTTATGTATATTCATATCATCATTAAAAAATAAACTTGAACCAATCATAGCACCTACTACTGTACAAGCAGCAGTTAATCCTACACCTGTACTTAACATATGATGACAAGTACCGTATCCTGCTGTTGCACCTATGGCACTACTCATATGAGATTTTGTAACCGTACTACAATTAGCAAGTAAAACAAAACTGATTATTAATAATATTTTTTTCATTACTTACCTATGTTCTTAATATTTTCTTTTGATATAACTTGATAACCACCTTTGTTATATGCTGGGGCAATAGTAAACTTTTTAGATTCTTTTAATCGCCAGTTATCTGATGGTACAGTTGTGGTGCCCCCTATCTGATTCGAACAGATCACCTGCTGATTACAAATCAGCTGCTCTACCGAATGAGCTAAAGGGGCAGATTTTTTCTGTCGTTTTTTAATTTTACCTTTAGAGTCAAATTTGAAACCTAAACTTTTAAGAAATTTAATGTGATCTACTAGTGCTGATAGATAGCCTTTAGTGGGTTTTTTGTTTCGTAACCTACGAATTGCACCACTTGTATTTTTAGTGTAAATCATTGAAGTCATTAGATTATTATAACATAAATTGGCATGAAAGTCAAGCTTATTGAAACATAGGTCCTAGTATGATTGATAATAACATTAATGGCACTACGATTGATAGTGGCCAAAACTCCCAAAAGTCTTTCCAACCAAAGTCTTCTTGTTTCTTCTGTTTTTTAATACTTTTTTTAATCTCTACCATTAGTTTATTAATGGGTTCGCCTTTTTGAAAGTTAGGAAAACCTAGATCATTACACATAGCAACTTGATTATAAACCTCTGATATGGTTTTCTTATTGACTTCTATCGTTATCTTACTCATTATGAACAATCTTTATTTTTATAGTCACCTTGAAGTGAACATTTGTATTTTTTATCTAGTTCTTGTCTTAATTGTGCTGATATACTATCCATGATACTTGGCATATATTGTAATAATACACTAGTCATTTCAATTGAGTATTTGTGCATTAGAGCAGCTAACTCATTACTCAATACTTCAGCATGATCCATATCATTACCTTGAATTGCCTGTGTGATTACATGACCTACGATTGCCGAAGTCTTGTCATCTGCCTTAACGACAGATGATAGACCAACAAACAACAAGGTATTAAGAATTATTATTGTAGTAAAAAACTTCTTCATTATTTCTTTCTCATTTCTATTTCTTTTCTCTTTTCAGCGTCTTCTCTCTCGGCAATCTCTCTTTTCATAGCACTAAAAGGCACAAGACTTGAATATTCTTTGATAAGATTATTGAATTGTTTTATACTGATTTTGATATTTCTAAAAACATGAGGGTTTTTTTGTTTTAGTTCTTTTAAATCTACGAGATATTTTACTTTCTCGTTATTAGATTTTAGTTTGGCAAATTGATCAAACATAATTTCTTTAGTCATTTCCATAATATAGTCCTTTTGTTAAGTTTGTAGTTAAGTATAACATGAATTGGCATAAAAGTCAAGCGTTAATTTAGTCTTTTATCGTTATAAGATTTTACTTTTGATTTAGTCAACTGTGGGTTGAAGTCTTTTCTCAACGATTGTCTATCCCATTGTTGACCGTAATCTGTCCACATCATCTTCTCATCAGCTTCATCAACATCACCAAATACATCTTTATAAGATTGATAATACTGTTTCTGATCGATAAGTTCAACTCTACTGACATTAGCATAGTTAGTAGCAGACTCTTTGTAATTCCAATCTAAAAACTTAACTATCTTTAGTTTAGTCTTATCATTGAATTTAGATTTATATTTAACAGGTACATTTCTGTAAACTGTTTCGTATGCATAAAAGAATTCTCCTTGATGTTCAGGATCCATATACTCTCTTAAATAACATACATTAAAGGTTTTGTTGTTTTTTTTCATAGTGTTTTTTTTCATAATATAGACATATTATACCGTATTTTGGCATAAAAGTCAAGCACTAAAAAAGCGTGTAAAATGGGGGGTTTTGGGTAATTATGTTCTCTTTTTGTTCTTATTACGACCCATATAGTAGTCGCCTGGTTCATAGTTCCATCTTTTACCATGATGGCCTCGTATGTCGGCCCACCACATTCGTAATCGGACTATAATTTTTCTTACTGGCAGAGCCATAATCACCTAATCGTGTTGTGAAGTTTGAGATATCAAATCAAATTTCGGGTTCGTATTATTTCTATTTAGACAAATTAATTTTTTAACATTTTTTTCAGCGATTCTTTTAAAATTTTAGAACCTCCGATACGAACATTTATGATACCATTATAATAATCGTCAACTTCAAGTACTTTTCTTTCAAACTGCTCTTTTGCTTCTAGGTAACTTGCTACACCTCTACTAGCACAGTAATATAGTATCTGTCTAGTAAATTTATCTTCGCCATGTTTTTCTATATCTGCGATTAATCTTTCTGAAGATCCCCAATAAGTTTTCCAGTCACTTTCCTTTGTGCCTCTTCTCTTATTCTTTTTGCCTTTAAGGGGTTTCTTTGTAGTTTTGAATTTTGCTAACTTCTTACCTACATACATCATGCCATTTGTAGTATTTGTTATTAAATATACAAATGCTTCACAATCTTTAGGGAGTTCTTTTACTTCTTTATCTTTGTATAACCACATTTAATTCCAATCTTCATATCTATCCTCAACATGAGTAATCTCATCCTCTATTTCATTTTCATGGCCACAGAAAGGGCAAAACTTCTCTATATAATCTTCTTCTGGAAGATCATGTTTAACATCATAGAGAGCACCACAATTATTACAGGTTTTCTTTTCTTCTATCATTACAGTTTAAATCCTTTAAAGCTATCTTTTTCAACATCTTGTTTTATACCCCCTACAACATAACTTTCGATTTCTGTTTCTTGAGGAGCATTCTGTAACCCACGACTATTCAACCAGTGAGTAGTCCATGGTAATGGATTGTTTGTAGATGATACATCATATACTGCTTTCAATCCAATGGCTTTCATTCTTTTGTTTGCCATAAATTCAACATATTGATTTAATAGTTTATCATTTAAACCTATCATTGACCCTTTATCAAATAAGTATTTTGCCCAATCTTTCTCTTGTTGGACTGCTTCATCATACATCTTATAAACTTCTTGTTCATTTTCTTTGATGATTTTTAGCATTTCTTTATCGCCTTCTTTATTACGATAGTTATTAATCATATTTTGAGATACTGCTAAATGTAGATTTTCATCCCTTGCAATTAGAGATATAATCTTTGCACTACCTTCCATAAGTTTAAGTTCACCGAAAGCAAATGAACAAGCAAATGATACATAGAATCTAATACCTTCTAGTATATTCACATTAATAATTGTAAGATATAAAAGTCTTTTAAGTTCTTTCATATCACCTTTACCTGTTAGATAATATTTGTTTGCATAGGATATAAACTTATCATAAGCGTCTGTAACTGTTTTCGCTCTTGCCATAATTTCTGGTGTATCAATAATAGTATCTAATACTTCTGTAGGATCAGAATATACATTTTTCATAATGTAAGTATATGATCTACTATGTATTGTTTCGCTGAAGTCCCATGCAACTAACATAGATTCTAATTCAGGTAAACTACAAAAAGGTAAAAATGCTAAACATGGACCACGACCTTGTACACTATCTAATAGTGTTTGATACTTTAGATTAGATGTAAAGATATGTTTTTGTTCAACACCTAGAGATTGATAATCGTTTCTATCTTTCTGTAAAGAAACTTCTTCAGGTCTCCAGAAGAAACCTAACTGTTGTTGATTTAACTTTTCGAATATAGGATATTTTTGCTGATCAAATCTTTGAACATTTGGCTCTTCACCAAAGAACATGGGTTGTTTCATCCAATCTACTTTTTTCGTGTTAAATGTTTTCATCTTTTTTATTTTTTCTCTCTAGTTCTAATCGTTCTTTTTTATGTTGTTTTGACATCTTTAAACCTATATCTAATATCTTTTGTTCTTCTTCAATTACTTCGTGAAAATACTTTTTAGATAGCACAGGCGTCACAATTTTCTTCGTCATCTTCTTTCTTTACTTCCTCTGGTGTTTCTTCAACACCATCATGCCAACCAACAGGATGTACAGGTTCATCTATATCAGATTTTGCGTCATATGTATTCTGATAATATGCTGTCTTCCATCCTAGTTTATATGTTGTCAATAAGTCTTGTGCCATAACTGATAGAGGCACTTCACCATCTTTGTAGTTTTCTGGATTATAACTCCAGTTACCACTAATTGCCTGATCAAAATATTTCTGCATAACGGCAATGATATTAATATATCCTTCGTTACCTTTCATATCCCACAATAATGTATAAAAGTTTTTAAGTCTGTTATAGTCAGGTACAATTTGTTTTAAAGGACCTTTTTTAGACTTCTTAATCGATAAGTAATCTCTTGGTGGTTCAACACCGTTTGTTGCGTTAGATACAACAGAAGAAGACTCACTTGGCATTTGTGCCGATAATGTTGAGTGTCTTAATCCGTGTTCTTTAATTTCTTTTCTTAACCACTCCCAATCGTAAGTATAATCTCTTTTTACGATCTCGTCTAATTCTTTTTTATAGGTATCTATTGGTAGTATACCTTCGCTGTATTTAGTCTTTTCGAACCATAGACATTTAGTTTTTTCTTTTGCAAGATTATTACTTGCTTTTAGTAGATAGAATTGAAACGCTTCGGTTATCTTATCTACAAGTTTCCATGCCTTTTTATCTTCGTATTTTACTTGATTCTTAGCAAGATAGTGTGCAAGACCTATGTAACCTATACCAAGTGATCTTCTTGATTGTGCTGATATCTTAGCAGCCTCTACTGGATATTCTTGATAATCTATAATCTCATCTAATGCTCTAACTGATAGATCACATAATTCCTCTAATTCTTCCATATCCGTCAGTAGACCGAGATTAACAGCAGATAGAATACACAATGCAATTTCGCCTTCTTTGTCGTCTATGTGTTGTACAGGTGTCGTAGGTAGTGTAATTTCTTGACATAGATTGCTCATGTAAACTTTATCTTTAAAAGAGCTGTGTGTATTACAATGATCTAAATTCATAATATAGATACGACCTGTTTCTGCTCTTTCTTTTAATAATGCTTGAAATAACTCTTGAGCACCTATTGTTTGTTTAGGAATAGATTTATCTTTTTCATATTTCAAATACATATCGTCAAATTCAGGCATACCAAATGCTTCATATAAACCAGGTACATGATTAGGTGAGAATAAAGTTATCTCAGCATTCTTAATAAATCTTTCATAGAATATTTTACTAATCTGTATAGAATAATCTAACTTTCTAACTCTATTATCTTCTGTACCCTTATTGTTTTTTAATACAAGTATGTCTTCAATCTCTTGGTGCCATATTGGGAAGTGTACTGTTGCACTACCACCTCTTACACCATTTTGTGTGCAACATCTAACAGTTGCTTCAAACTTTTTAAGGAAAGGAATAACACCTGTGTGTTGTACTTCACCACCTCTAATCTTACTATTGATACCTCTGATTCTACCTGCATTGATACCGATACCTGCCCTTTGAGCAACATATCTACCAATTGCCATATCACTTGAAAAGATACTAGGTAATGTATCATCACTATCAACTAATACACAACTAGCAAATTGTCGAATAGGTGTTCTTACACCTGCCATAACAGGAGTAGGAATGTTAATCTTAAACTTACTGATTGCGTCATAGTATTTTTTGACATAAGTTAATCTTGTTTCTTTTGGATACTGAGCAAACAAAGTAGCTGCAATCATCATGTACATAAACTGTGGTGTTTCATAAATGTCACCTGTGCTTCTATCTTGTACAAGATACTTATCCATAACTTGTCTTAAACCTGCATAGGTAAATTTGTAATCTCTTTCATGTACAATCCACATACCCATTCTATCTATTTCAGATTCAGTATATTGTACGAGTATGTCTTTGTCATATACACCTTGTTTAATACAAGTTTTAATTTGATCTATAAACTTAGGATGTTCCCATAGTCTATGATATAGTTTTTTTCTTAAAGAGAATAATAATAATCTAGCAGCAACATATTGATAATTAGGATTTTCTAAACTAATTAGATCGTTAGCAGACTTAATAAGGATTTGTTGAATATCATCTGTATCAATACCATCATAAAATTGTATACCACTATTCATTTCAACATGAGAAGCACTAACGCCTGTAATATCTTGTGTTGCATAGCCAACCATTGAGTGAATCTTGTCTATATTAAGAGGTTCTTTACCACGACCGTTACGCTTGAGTACATTAATTTCTCCTGTTGTCATTTATATCCTTTTCCAGTTATTGATTTGTTGAAGTGCTGTTAGTCCGCAATGAGTGTTATTACTTATAAGAGTTTGCACTTCTGCAGCTGTTTTACCAGCAATTATTATATCATTAATATCTTTATATTTCAATGACTTTGGCCATACTGCGACATTAAATTTTTTATCAACAGCATTTATCATTCGTTTTACAATTTCTTTATTACGAGGTTCATTATCAAAGATCATAGTACATTGTTGTGGTTGTATTTTAATATTAGCGTCTGCACCTGCAAGAGCAATAGCGTTATCTAAAAACAAACTATCAATAGGACCTTCTGTAATCATCACAGGTTTATTTAAATCTAATCTATCAAGACCATATATCTTTTCTTTTGTGTCATCAAACTTAATAGTGATATACTTAGGTTGTTCTTTACCAAAGGCACGACCTTGAAACGCAAAGAATTTACCTGATCTATCATAAAAAGGTATTACAACTCTAGGGTGATCATGTTTTAGATCAGGAAACTTGTTAGGTACAATAGTATTAGTCCATTCATAAAATTTAGGACAAAGAAAAAACTTATCCCAATGTTCTTTAGGTATAAATCTTTTAAATACAAATTGTTTTGCTGGGTGAGTTTGTACTAGTTTATCAAATGATTCTAATTCATCTAATAACTTCTCATCAGCAGTTCTAGTTTTCAATTCTTTTGATGGTGTAAAATCAAATTCAGGTTTATCTTTAGTAGGTTTACCATCTTTAAATCTTTCAAAGATATATTCTTTATATAGATTAGGATCAAGAAACTTAATTAGATTACCTAATGATTGACCTACACCACAGTTGTGGCATTTAAAGAACATATCATTTTTCTTCTTATAGACAAAACCCCTAGCTTTTGATTGTGATTTTTGAGAGTCACCACAATGAGGACACCTAAAATTAAATAGATATTCTGATTTTCTTTTAAACTTCGGAAGTCTTGCTGATAATAGATTGATAAATTTAGTATCTATATAACTTGACATAGATACATTATAACAAATGAGTGGCAAAAAGTCAAGCGATTAACTTAAAAACTCCCATAGATTACCACTAGGATTTGACATCATTAAGCCAATAATG